AAAAGAGCAAAATGAAATTGCGCAAAGAAATAGAACAGGGCAGGAAAGACTTAATCAACTTGATGAATTAATTGGTACGTCTAGATCTGGCGATTCTGCACAACTAAATTTATTAGAGGATTTACGGAGAGAATTTATTGCTTCTCAGCAAAGATTGCAAAAAGCTATAGAAGATGGCGATGAAGAAGCAATTGCTATAGAACAACAAAATCAAGAAGAGATTGGAAGTGCAGCTGAAGATACAGAAAAAGAACGCGAAGCTACAAAGGCAACTAAAAAGCAAAGTAAACTCCTTGAAGGGATTAAAGATGGAATAGGCAATCTTGCAAATAAGTTTAAAGATAATATAGGATTTTTTGCTGGTTTAGCTGGTACAATCTTAGCTATATTTGATCCTGAAAAATTACAATCGATTATAGATAGCATTGTAAACACATTAATAATAGTATTTGATATTATAGAAAAAATAATATCGGGTGACTTTAAAGGAGCTTTCGAAACATTCGGAGAAAACTGGGACAAATTAAAGCCCTTAGTTGCTTTCCTTGCAATATGGAATGCTGGTAAAATAATAGCAATTGGTAAAGGGATCATTAAAGGCCTGGGACTCCTTAAGACAGGTCTTACTGCAATCGGTGCATTTTTTGGAGTAGGTGCTGGTCCGGTAGCTTTAGCAATCGCAGCCATTACTCTAGTAATTGTTGCTGCAAAGAAAACATTTGATAAAATTACAAGTGTTTTTGAAGATACTGGATCATTGTTTGAAGCATTTAAAGCGGGAGTTATAGAATTTCCTGCGCAACTTCTCGGATTGCCACTCAATCTGATTAAATCTGCAGTATCATGGGTATTAGGTATTTTTGGTTTTGATACTACTGCAATGGATGAATTTGATTTTGTCGACGAATTACGAAAAGTATATACCAAAATGTTTGAAAGTGTTCAAATGGCTGTTAGCTGGATAAAAGACAAATTTACTGCAGCATGGGAAAAAGGCGTAGAAATATTTAATGGTATAACTGATTCAATTGTTGGTGTATGGACATCATTAAAAGATGGTGTCACTGGAGCAGTCAATTATGTTAAAGATTTATTTAATAATGCCTTTACTTTTATTCCAGAAATATTTGATTCACTAACTGGTAAACTTAGATCAACCTTTAATTTTATTGCAGAAAAATTTTCAGGTTTAAAAACATTTATTAAAGCTGTAGGTGCTGCAGCATGGGCAGCTACTAAAGCTGCTGTACCTGGTGGAGAATCTCCAGCTCAAGCGTATAAAAGAGTTTATCGTGAAGTAATGTCAAGTGGTAGTTCTAGTGGATCTGATGATTTTTCAATGGATGTACCAAGATCTACAACGCCTCGAAGTAGAATAGAAATAACACCGCGTTCTTCATCTGGAGATGATATAAATGACGAATCATTATTTACTAAATTTAATAGTGGCCTAGAATCTAGTTTCAAGTCAATCCTGGATAATTTCAAATCAAAACCAGTTACTATAACAAATGTAGATAACTCTCAATCTAGTAACACAAGCATAGTAGGTGGAAACGGACGTAGCAGAGGATTCGGATTAAATACCGATTCTGCATACACATAAAAAAGGGGAACATTGCGTTCCCCCATAATACTAAGAACTAAATTCTACACCACGATACGTGTGTAAACTTTCCTTCCTTTCTTGCTTTGGCAATCTTTTGTAAAAAGCTCCTCTATAAGTTTTCTTTGATTCGCTGTTTACCTTTGTGTTTTTTACTTGTTGGCTTGCGCCACGATACATTAAAGTGTTCATATACTTCTCCTAGTCAGGATTGAAGTAGTCTTTTAACGCATGAACAGATGCGAGTCGCTGAAGTGGACTAACCTATATTATATATACAAAAAAAGAGCCCCGAAGGGCTCTAAGGTTATTATTATTATTTTTTGTTATTATGATTCTTGAGCTAGCTTAGCGAAATAGCTAAGTGTATCATCCTCTTCAGCTTCAGCAGTATTACCTACCGGAGCAGATTCAGCAGCCATCACTGGTTCAGCAACTGCAGCAGCTACAGGAGCAGCCTCAGCAACTTCACCGGCTTCTACACCTAGTACTTTATTCATTTTAGCTTTTAGTTCTGCATAACTCTTATAGTTACTTGGATCTGTAAAGTCAGTCAAAGAATGAACTTTTGAATATACTTCTTCTAGTTTTTCTTCGTCTGAATTAAACAGAGCTGATTGAGAACCAAACTCAGATTTGTCGTAGTTTACCCAACCTTCTACTTTACGAATTTTCAGTTTGAAGTCAGCGCCTTCCCAAAAATCGTAAGGGTTTACAGGATCTTCATCCTGGAATTGAGGTTGCATTACATCCATGATCTTGTCAAAGATTTTCTTACCAAACTTATAAAGGAATACTTTACCTTCATTCTCAGGATTGGCTGGATCTGAGATAACAAGAATATTTGAAACATAATGTAGACGACGCTTGCGTTCACGAGCCAGTGCTTTATCTTCATCTCGACCACTATTCCACAAAATGCTGTTTGCTTCTGAAACAGGATCATCTTGACCAATAGAAGTCAATGAGTTTTCGATATACCACATACCAGTTGGACCTTGGAAACCATGATCCCAGTAACGTGCCCACGGTAGATCTTCACCTTCTTTAGGTGGAAGGAAACGAATTACTGCATAACCATTACCTGCTTTATCACGAGTTGGTTTCCAAAAACGATCATCACCGTAAGATTTAGTTTCTGCTTTTTGAGATACAGCTTCAGCTGCTTGAACGAGTTTGTCGATAGACGAGCCACGACTAGATTTTAGATTACTTAAAGACATATTTTTTCTCCGTTGTATATATTTGTATTGTCTGAATTATCCACTTTATACATAATATAGATTTATATTATAACACACTATCACTAATTTGTAAAGGACTTTGTTACAATCTTTATCATTTTATCTCGATCGATAGTAATGAATGGATTGTACTTATGTACTTTACGTGAGATATCAGGCCACATGATAGTCTCGGTTATTTGTTTATCTGCTTTATTCATAAAGCCAGTTAGCTTATGAAGTATGACCACAGTTTCTAAACAAATTTCTTCTTGTAAGAGTGCATCAATAACAATAGGATATTCATTATCTCTACACTCTAACATCTCATCAAATGAATTAACCATTGATGATAATTTATTTATATCATTTTTGAATTTATACGACAATGATTCGTGAACTTTTACCATATCATTGTAGTTAGTTTCGCCATCAGGCCCTAGCATGTCACCTACATACTTTACGTCTTTAATAAAATTAGATACGTAATACTTTGTTAGATCCTTGCCATAGGTCTTACCAAGCTTCGCAAAGAAATACTTATCTCTTCGTTTAAAAAAAGATTGTGCATTTACTCTGGTTTTATAATGGTATTTGACTGCATCATAATCTGTTTCGAAATGAAGCTTTAACGCATTATAAAGTTTGTAAGACTCAAATGGATCCATTCTACTTAAGGCAAGATTCATATAGTGCTTCCAGGTCTTCGATTTCTGCAGAGACCTGAGCAAGGGTTTGTTTATGATATACTCGAGCCAACTTATTTAGATACTTCTTTTCAATATCAACTTTATCAGATAGCTCATCAACTGCTTCTTTAATAAAAGCTTTTTCACCTTCGATACGTACCATAGAATTAGAGATCTCTGTCATAGCATCTTTAATTGTTTGGCGATCTGCTGGTGATGATGGGATAATAATACTCATTTTAATTTCCTTTGTTGTTTACGTTACATACTCTATTTCGAAGATCACTTGAACTAAATCTGTGATCACGTTTATTAAAATACAAATCAATATCACGCTTACGACATATATCCTTACCAGTAAAATCCTTATCTCGATACTCTTCACCTAATATACGAATATTGATATCATATAGTGTAAGTATATCTTCAAGGTCCTGCTCTGTACCGTAAGGAATAATCTCATCCACATAACCAACTGCCTTGAGTTGTGTATAGCGTTCAATAATGGTTTGTACGGGTTGATTCTTTTCTTTTCTATCAAGACTAGGATCTACTTGTAATCCAACCAATAAGTAATCACAATGGTTTTTAGCTTCACGTAACATTTGTACATGACCAGCATGCAATAGATCAAATGTACTACAAGTAAATCCTACTTTCATAATGGTAATTTATTTCCTGTTTCAGTTTTAATTAATCTTAATTCAGCTGCTTCTACTTCAAGCTTTTGTTTAATGGAATCTGATAGTAACCTCTTTACGTTAGCATAGTCCATCATTCTTTCTTCAGCTAAATGTGTAATAGCATCAATATAACTTAATCGCTTTGTAATGACGATTGATTCAACTGCTGCAGAGAATCTTTTCTTCGTCAGTATTTTATACTCCTCCAATTCACTCAATTCATAACCCTCAGTAATATACAATCCTTGTTGATTCGACCTGTTGGCACACTGATTTTTGTGGTAAGTCCTTTAAACACATTATCAATTTGCTTTTGTGTTTTCTTTAAGATCTGTGGTAAGACATCATCAGGTTTACGAAGAGTTGTTGTTCGACTTAATTGAACATCAAAGTTTTTTATCGTTGAACCAGATACCATAAAGCCTGAAGTATTATCTGTTACATACTCAGTAAGTTTCTTCTGTTTAACATTGTAAACATAAAGAGCCTTTGCGCCTGGTATTTGAAGTGGACTGATAGATGCCAGCTTATTTGTATTATCATCTTTAAGATAATTAAGCTTGGCCACTTGTTTATCTGAAGACTTTGGTTTTACAGCACGTGTCTTACGTACAGCTTTGTTTGCCAATTGTGTCTTTTCAATATCAGATAAAATAGTTTCGATTTGTTTAATTGCTTTCTTTAGATTAGGACGTGACCAATGCGAATAACCTTCCACAGCTTGATCACACGTTTTATTGTATGCATCATTTAATTCTTCATACAATGGTTTTACTTGATCAGCAAACATTTTAACGCCTGGTCCTTTAATACCATGTCGTTTAATCGCATTGAATGCATCAAACTTCTTAGTAAAGTCTTGTTCATTCCAGCTTTCGACAACAGTATCGTCAAACTCAGCATATAATGTTTCCATCATCTTCGTAAACATTCTTTCTTGGATTGATATAACAGGCTTAGCTACTTCTTCTGTTACAGTTTCAACAGCTGCAATCTGTTTACCTTCTTTAACAAGAGACTTTATAGAGTCTTTTATCATAGAACGTTGGTTATCATGATATTCAAACCCAGTAAAATGGATAGCAACAAGCTTAGATATTTGTAGGAAACGACCATCTTTCACCTTCTTTAAATTTTTAATGTCATCTTTCGATAGTTTAAGAAATTCTTTTGCATAACGTAGTGCATAAGCTTTGAAGTCCTTTGGACCATATTTGTAATTAAACCAATTGGCAGCTTTACTCCATTGACTCCAATATGCATCATGATCTTTATCTAGATCGGGGGTGGTGCCTTTATCATATACTGGCATCGGGCCAAGATACTGACCCTCAATACTTGTACGATTCTTTCGGCCTTTGGCCCGTTTCTTATCTAACTCTGCTGACATATATCTCTCCTGTATAATACATATATTATATCATA